CTATTTATAATGGTTAGACAATTCAATTATATTACAGATGGTAGTCACTACTTCACCTTGCACCTCTGTGGTTGTAAATTCAATACGATATTGATTGTTTACTCTAACAGAGCAAAAGTCCTTTTTGTCCCCTGATAATTTTTCAAAACTCAGCCCATTGTATTTACAAAGTGAAGTTACATCAGGGACACTGATTATTATATCTATACAACGTTTATATCTACGTACGATATCAGGTTGAAAACGATGCTTTTTATCATTCGCCTTTCCAAACTCATACAATTCTTTCAGATACTCTTTATCAAACGTTACTACCATCTCATTTGTTTCTTTAATGCAAAGATAGCATTTTAATTTTATTCATTCGCATTTTTGCGAATAATTTTCTTAAAAAAAAATTAGCGACAACTCCAAAGAATCACCACTAACTATTCTATTTTTCTCATCACAAAATTGTGAACTACCGCTAAAGTAAAGATTTAGGGGGCTCAAATACGATTTTCAATAAGCCAAGAATGCTGGAGCCACGCAAATTTGGCATAAAGTCTGATTGGGAGCTTTCATAGAGCTATATTTCCCATTAAGCGCATTTCTTTTTAAGTATTTCAACACATTCTTTATCCCATCATCGAAACCATGCTTATACCCTTTAGCGTATTCTCCAATGTTATATACCGCCATTGCCAACACAAACAGGATGATACCTACAGGCTTATACCAACCGGGAAGTGATATAGAAAACGGCTTAAATGTAATTGTGAAATCTCCAACCCATAATAGGGCGATAATACATATGATTGTAAATATAATTGTTTTCATAATCAATATCTTTTTCCGTTCAACTTAGGTCTTAGTTCATTGTATCTCATCTTCTGCTCCACATGCCATATAAGGTCTATGTTCATATGCTTGGCAAGCCCGAAGATTGATAATAACATATGACCTATCTGACTTTCAAAAGAATAATTATATTCATAAAAATAACGAATTGGCAATGTGGATATGGCGTATATGCTTTCAGTAAATGTTTCACCTACGCAACTTTCGGATGCACCATATATCGCTTCTTCAGGAAAATCATCAATGGATATATTTCTTAATCCAGCCAAATCAAGCAGGCGTATAACCGCATCGCTTAGTTCGTCTGGAAGTGTATCTTTGATATATTTTTCAAAACAATATTTGAAATTGGCATCATCGTGCGGTTCTTCATTCTCATAAGAAGATTTAAAAGATTCCCTGTCGGCACATTTCCCTTTTCGGTCCGCTTCCACAGCTTTCATAAGCCTGGAAATGATAAGGCAAAGGAAGTGTTCGTTACTCAGTTCTTTATCGTGAAAACCATGCTCACAAGCTGTCTTATAAGCACGATTCCGTAGTTCGTTCAAATTAATATTATTCATTTCCTTATTCCTAATTTAATTTCTTCATCCTTGATTATTTTCCCAATCTTGTCGGCTTCCTCATACCGTTCCTCTTTTATCAACAGTCTTTGCAATTCCGAAAGCTGGTTAATGTAAACAATATCGTTACGATCTGACACACGACGGACATATCTTTCTATATCATCCAGCTTATTCTCCATGCGTATATGCCACTTGCTTACCAAAATTAAAGTAAATGCTAGAGCACAAACATTTAATGAGGCAAGGATGAATTTAAATATTGATTCTGCTATTTCCATAATCATATCAGTTTTAATGCTTCCTGTAATCCTGCTTCAAGTGCTTCCTCGTAGGTATTATAACGGATAATAGGTCTGTCAGACAATCCTACAAAATCATGGTTAGGAATTGTTAGTATATCATATATCCAATAATTTCCATACATATAGGATATTTCGATATGCAGGTTCTTAGTTTCACGAAGCCACTTTTGGGCAACATACAACACTGGACACAAAAATTCAACTGGTTCGTTATCTATTTCCGTACAACATGACATACTTTGCGGAATGTCGTATCTTCTAATAATATTATCGCAACTTATTGTGTGTTCACACTTCCAATTAAACCCTTTCTCTTTCAGCAGTTTAGCAGTTTCTAATGTTACAAGTTCTTCGGTCATAGTGTTCCTCCTTTGTTTTAAAATGTTCAATCAGTTCATTTAAGGTAGCCTTGTGAATGACGTCCAAATTCACGTCAACATCATTGTAAACCCAATAAGTAGAGAACTTGATTTCAGGACACAGAATCCATTTATCACCATCCGTAAACCATTGGTTCTTGTCTGTATCATCCCTCAATGCAGCGATAGCTAGGAAAAGTTCCTCGTTCGTTCCGCAATCAACAAGGACATCTATTTCTTTAAGAGCATTTATATCATCATCGCACCATGAATAAACCGAAATAATTCCAAATATACAAGTACATAGATTATGCCAACCTAAATATGGATTACAATAATAGCCAAGTTCTTTTAATCTATTTCTAATATTATCAGTATTTTTGCGTATAAAGCATGGTGTTGTAAATCCCATAGTTGTTCCTCCTTATCTATCTTAATATCCGTTACTTCTCCACGATTAATAAAACGTTCATCAGAGTTATAATATCCAGCAATTACTGTACACAAGGAACGATCTGTTCTACATTGTTCTTGTAGACTACAATTGTCACATGGTGCACTATTCCGCATTAATACTAATTCATGCAGCACCCCATCTATTATTATTCCGTTATTTACTTTCATATCTCAATCTCCTTTTTCTTTAATTCGTTCAAGTACATCCCTGTTGGCTTCGAGTATATCATCGAAAGAGGGGATTGGAAACCATGCCAGCACGATACTATTTCTGTGAATCCATCTTTCCTTTGTATCTAAATTGCTACTTCTACAAAACTTTTCTTCTCGAATACATGGTATGCCATACCACATTACCAAAACAAAAACTTTTTGCCCTTCTTCCGGCAACCGTTCTTTAACGTTAATCCAAGGCGATTGCTTTGACTGCCACTCTGCACCACATTGAAAATCTTCCATACTATCAGCATGACGTGAAACGTAGGTATCCGCGTCAACTTCTTTCAGAACGTCTTTTCTGAACTTCGTTTTATTAGTAGCATAATCGTATGCTGCTTCTTCTACTGTCTGTTTCATTTCTTACTTTATTTGAATTAATAAATTGGCACATCATAGCCTTTTTCAATCAAGAACTTTATTGCATTTAACCCAAGACGTTCTCCATGCCATTTTTCTGTTGACCACTCTCTATGATAGTGGTAGGACAAATCTTCGGGATTAAAAAAGAAAGTAATTTCGCCACTATCTCGATTATCCTCTTTCCGTGTAGATTTGTATGAGCACCATACTGAATCTCTAAACATGGTATTATCATACTCGGTTAAAGTTGGATAATTCCAATAGTCAGGATGAGCGCAGCATCCTTGAATTACTGCAACCTGCAAAATATCCTCTTCTGATATTTGCATTAAAGGCTTATCACCAATCACTATTTGCTTCATTTTTCTTCAGTTTTGAGCTTTTCAGACTACATCATTAATACTAATTTCTCCTTTCAATACTCGTTCTACCTGTCTGTCGATTATCTCTTGAAACTCTATCTGGCAGATAAGCGAGCAATCCGGTATAATCTCTTCTACTGGGTCGCCCCGCCACGTTGGTAGTTCATCAAGGAAGATACGACCGTCTTTATCCTTTAGGCAGGTAGCTCCAACATCACGCTCAATCTGCGCCATTCGAGCAAATACTTCCGGAAAGTCCTTCCGGATTTTATTCCAGTATCCCATTCCACCTTTGACACAACCGATACAATTATTGTTATTGTAACCCATCTTGTACATGGCAGGGATTTCAATGCCAGCTTTCCAAAGCATTCCCATTGCATCTTGCTTGGTTATCTGTCGCTCGATAAGTGGGAACAACGGCTTTGTATCAGGATATTGCTGTTTAAAGCGGACAGCACGGTTTATTTCTTTCGGGTCAAAGTCGAATCCCCAGACTTGACCGTCCCAATTTCCCAACTCTTTTTCCAGCTTGTAACGGACTTGTTTCTTTAATTCGAATGTGCAAGCTGCACCAGTAGGACCATTAATAAATCTTTTCTTAGCCAACACATCCTCTACGTTAAGATACTTATCGCTGCGAATGGTATGAATTGGCCGCCCGTACCATCTCTCGCAATCTGAGATAAATCGGACATTATCTGAATGCCCGGAACCTGTTTCGATATAATAGAGTTGTACATCGTTATACAAGTTCAATGCTATCTTACAAGCTACTGCGGATGTTACACCGCAAGAAAACCATGCTATTATCATTTGATTCCTTTCTAATCAGTTATTAGTTAATTGGCAATTTCATAAAGCACATCCATATCGTTTTACTTTGTCGGCCAGTGGTATGCCCAAACAAAGGCTTATAAGGTATAATGGATAAAACTTCATTGACTTTTATTTCACTCTCACTCCATTTGAATACCAATGTCCCGTTGGGCTTTAGGACACGCATACATTCATCAAAACCGCTTTTTATCATTTCTTGCCAATTATCCTGAAGCCTACCATATTTCTTTGCCATCCATGATGTTTTGCCAAGTGTTTTCAAATGTGGCGGGTCAAACACGACCATGTAGAAAGAGCTATCCTCAAATGGCAAGTTGGTAAAATCAGCCACTATATCAGGTCTTATTTCTATTATCCTAATCTTATCTCTGTCCTTGGCCGTAAGTGTTTCCGAACGTTTGTCAACAAATAAGGCAAGAGGATTATATTTGTCAAACCAAAACATTCTACTGCCACAACAGGCATCTAATATAAGTTTTCCATTTTCCATTAAGCTATT